TGAACTCACTAATGAAGTAGAAGAACTTAAACAAAAGGTAAAACTTAATGAGCCAGAGAATATCTAAACAAACACTTGCATCTTCTGCAAACTATTCTAAGGGAGTTAGTTCAATAGATACCGCTGTTGTAGTTGGTGTGATATTAGATGAAACTCACCCAAGACTAAGAGATATAGTAGAAGATAGACATAGTGAAGTTTTTAGTGGTGATAAGAATTTATTCAATGTTGGATGTGTTGTTGCAAGACGTTTAAGTGATAAAGTAACGGCTGAAGAAAAACTACCAATTTATTATCCACAAAATTCAACCAACTTGGATTTACCTATTGTTGGTGAAACAATAGAAATTGTAGGTAGATATTATAGAAGAATACCTGTTAAATTTTTAAACCAAGGTAGTGCATCTAAAAATGCAGGAAAAAAACAGTTTGCTGGTTACGATGAAAGTAGTGGTAATACAGCTTCTTCATATTCAAATGTATCACAAACAGGTACTGCTCAATCAACTCAAGTTAATTCTGGTGGTGGGGACTATGGTGAATATTTTGAAATTAATAATGTAAACAGATTAAAACTATACGAGGGGGATAATTTATTCCAATCTCGTTTTGGCCAATCAATTCGTTTTAGTGGATATAATAATTCAGATAATGTTTTATCTCCAACTATTATAATTAGAAACGTACAAGATTCTAAATCTTTGAATGATTTAAAGATAGGAGATATCACAGAAGAAAATGTTGTAGGTGATGGTTCAACAATTGCAATAACAAGTGGAGAATATTTATCAGATTTTGTACCTGGAACATCAGACACTCCATTGGAAACAACTGCTGAAGTATTTGATGATTATCCAAGTGAACTTAAAGGAGACCAAGTATTAATTAATAGTGGTAGAATCATACTATCATCCAAAGAATCTGAAATGATTTTCTTTTCTAAAGGTAATTATGGATTCATTTCCGATGGTAAATTTAGTATTGATAATGGTAACGATGGAGCATCTATGAATTTTAACGGAGATGTTAGAATTACTACCAATGATAACAATACTTTTATTCTTGGTGGAGCTGGAGAAATATATCTTAATACAGAAGAAACAACTGAACCAATTGCAAGAGGACAAACTTTAATTGATTTATTAGAAGAACTAATTAATGCAATAAATAAACAAGTATTCTCAACTCCTGCAGGACCAACCGCAGTAGGGCCAAATAACAAAGGAGATTTTAACAAAATAAAATCTAAGTTAGATACTATACTTTCTACACTTAATTATACGGAGTAATTATGTCTTGGAAGATATTTAAAAATAATATGTCTCTTTACATGAAGAATCAAGGAGGTATAAAATCTTCAGATGATTTTGCAGAGAAACTAACTAACGAATACGATATGTGTGTTAGAAGAGGACTTCAAACCGCAAATCAAGTACCAATCATGACACCCAATAAACCACTAATGCTTACATTGGTTAAGATTGCTTGTAAAATTAGTTTATCAAAAAAAAGTGGATTACATACATTTATAGATGATATAGGAAAAGGAGTATTGGGATATTGGACAGGAGCAACATTAGCAAATACACCACCAATTATTCCAGCAATCGGTGCATTTCAAAATATTGCAACTATAAGTGGATTTACAACTATACCTGGAACTTGGGCACCGGTTGGTCCATTAACTCCAACTGATAATACTAATCTTTTTTTAGATAGATTGGTTGCTAGTTTACAAATACATTCTACTACAATACAAGGAATGTACATAACAATTTCACTATATCCTGGATTTCCACTAGTTCCACCATCACCTGGAGTACTAATGTGGACAGGTTGGACAATACCATAAAATTATAATAGATATATTTATATTAAGATAAACACAATTGAAATGAACAACAAACAATTAATAAAAGTAATAAAGACTCTTGTTGAGGTAGAAACTGCCAAACAACAAGAACGTTTTTTATCGAAAACTTTTCCGAAGATATTGGAAGAGGAAGTAAATAAAAGATTAGCAGAGGTGAAGGGAGGTGTAGTCAGCGTTCCCTCTACGCAAGTTCCACAATTAACAAATGAAGTAGACCCATTTGAACAAGCAGAACTTGCACTTGAGGAACAAAGACAGGCACCAATAAAAAAACTTTCAAATAACCCAATATTAAATGAGGTTTTGAACAAGACAAAACCCTTTTCAAAAGAACAAAGAAGTTCAACACCAGGAGGAGGTAAATCTGTATTAGATGGATTACCACAACAAGAACAAATTCAAGAGAGTATGGATAAAACAGTATCATTTACTTCTCAAGGAGCAGGAGCTGGTGTTACTGGATTAAAAACTCAGATGGCACACAAGATGGGATATGGTGATGTTGTAACAAAACCAAATAAAACAGGACTTGGTGTACGAACAGGATTACCAGGACTTGATAAAATATTAAATAGAGATAATTCTGCACTCGTAAAAAAGTTTAAAAGATAGGGAGTAATAAATGGCGTTTATATTAGATAAAAAAGTAGTAAAGGATACAAAATCATTTAATGATTTTGCATATGGAATTACTTTACCTGTAAAAAATGGAAATACTGGTTTCTTTGAATCGGCTTTTTCATCATATGAACAGGCAAAATCTAATTTAAAAAATTTACTATTAACCAAAAAAGGTGAAAGAGTAATGCAACCAAACTTCGGAACAGGATTATCATCATTATTATTTGAACAAATGGATGATAGTTTTGAAGAAAAGTTAAAAGAAACTATTACTAATAGTGTTAACTTTTGGTTACCTTATATATCAATTGAAGAAATTGATGTAAATATGACAGATGAGATGAAAGATAAAAACACAGCGGAACTCAAATTATCATTCACAGTAGGAAATCAAATAGAAACACAAGAAGTAACATTCACAGTAGAGGGGTAACGTATGGCATTAAATTCGGCAAATTTTAAAAGTAATAATGGTAGGGATATAAAGTATCTCAATAAAGATTTTTCTCAATTCAGAAATAATATTATTGAGTACGCTAAATCATACTTCCCAAAAACTTATTCTGATTTTAACGAATCTTCACCTGGTATGATGTTCATTGAAATGGCATCTTTTATTGGAGATTCTTTATCTTACTATACAGATGACACATTGAAAGAATCAATGATGTTATATGCTCAAGATGAAGAAAATGTATTGGCATTAGCAAAATACCTAGGATATCAACCAAAGGTAACATATCCTGCACTAACTAAATTATCTATATATCAACTTGTACCATCTAAATCAACTGGTGGGGGTAAAGTTGAACCGGATTACTCTTATGGATTGAGAGTAAAAGAAGGAATGGTAATCGAATCAAAAGAAGGAGTAATATTTAGAACAAGTGAAGCCGTAGATTTTAATGATGATAGTGATAGAGAAGTTAGTGTGTATCGAAGAGTTGATGGTACTAATGAGCCGGCTCAGTATCTAATCAAGAAAAAAGTTAATGCAATATCTGCTCAAATTAAAGAAGTTGAAGTATCATTTGGTTCAGCTCAAGATTTTTCAAAAATACAAATTGCAGATAAAAATGTAATAGATATATTTGATGTACGAGATTCTAATGGAAACAAGTGGTATCAAGTTCCTTATTTGGCACAAGAGATGGTTTATATTGATTACCCAAATACAGAACAATATGATAAAGATTTAAAACAACATTCTGCTTCAGTACCAAGTGTTTTAAAATTATTAAAAACTTCAAGAAGGTTTACAACACAAGTAAATGCAGATAATACAACTACAATTATATTTGGTGGAGGTACTGCAACAAACGATGAAACACTAATACCAAATTTTAAAAATGTTGGGTTAGGTTTACAATCATCAATAGATAAATTAGGAGCTTCATTTGACCCAGCTAATTTCTTAAAAACTAAGTCATATGGTCAGGCACCTTCAAATACAACACTAACAGTTAGATACTTAATTGGAGGAGGAGTTGAATCGAATGTAAAAAAAGGAGAATTAACTAGTATTACACAAATTCAATATGATGATGATTCTACATTGTTTACACCAACTGAATTAAAACTATATAATAAAGGTAAACAATCAGTTGCTGTAGAAAATGAAGTACCAGCTACAGGTGGTAGAGGTGCAGAAACTATTGAAGAGATTAGAGAAAACTCACTTGCAAACTTTGGTTCACAAGGTAGAGCTGTAACAAGAAAAGATTATCAAGTACGAGCACTTTCTATGCCATCTAAATTTGGTGGGATTGCAAAAGCATATTGTGCACCAGATGGTGAACTTGATAATAATTCACCAACATCAATACTATCTAATCCTGATTCATTAGAGGAGTTTACAAGTTTAGTAACAGGCCTTGGAGAAAAAAAGTTATCTCAACAAGAAATAAAAAATGAAGTAAAGAAGTTTTTATCTGGTAAAACAAATAATCAAACCGAAAAAAACAATCCATTTGCGATTAACTTATATATTCTTGGATATAATTCTAATAAAAACTTGGAAAGATTGACAAGTAATACTGCAATCAAACAAAACTTAAAAACATATCTAGGAGAATATAGAATGTTAACCGATGGTGTTAATATTATAGATGGTTATGTAATTAACATAGGAGTAGATTTTGAAATAAGAGCTTATGGTGGATATAATAAAAGAGAAGTTCTTACAAAATGTATAACAGAATTAAAAGAATATTTTAATATTGATAATTGGACTTTTAATATGCCAATTAACATATCTGAAATAGAATTATTATTGGCAGGAGTTGAGGGAGTACAATCAGTACCTAAATGTGAAATTACTAATAAATGTAATGGAACTTACTCTACCAATTCATATAACATATCACAAGCAACAAAGGGTAAAATGGTTTATCCATCAGTAGACCCTTCGGTGTTTGAAATTAAATTTCCTAACAAGGATATAAAAGGGAGGGTTGTATAATGTATTATTTCGTAACAGCATCAAAAGATTCAACAATTTATTTACAACAACCTACTCAAAATACAGGTAGGGATGAAATACTAGAAGTATCTAAAACTTATTATGGTAACCTAAAAGATGTTTCCCATACTTTAATCAAAATGGATACTACTGCATTATCTTCTTCTATTGCAAGTGGAGAAGTAACAATGAGTTCGGCTCACTTAATTCTTAATGAAAGTGAAGGAAGTGAAATCCCTACTGATTATACAATTTATGCATATCCAATTTCACAATCATGGGATATGGGAATAGGTA